GCATATTTACCTTTTGCATAATTTCCCATTAGTTATAACCTCCGGGAACAAACCTAACAGAAGCTTTTACTCTGTTTTCATCTGCTGCAAGTTTCCATTGTTCTTCATACTGTTGTTTTAAAAAAGGAACTCTTTGAAAAGCCTCTGGATTTTTCTGTGCAATATAATAAGCAAGACCAGAAACTAAACAAGGTNAAAACAATTTAGGAATATCCAAATTATTTGAAGCAGGTTTTCCTGCATCATATATTTGTCTTAATCTATACCAAACGACTTTATATGTCTGAGTATTATCTGGAATTGGATATAAAGTAAAAGTAGTAGAACCAGCATTTCTATTGATTAAAATTTCATTGGGTCTGCCTTGATCTAGTTTATTAGGTATTCCAGCATAAGTAGAAAAAGATACTCTAGTTAATTCAGTATCGCTTTGTGAATCATTATTTCCATCATCTGTTCTAAGGTGATGTTCTAGTAAATCTATAGTATCTGCATCTAATGTATAAGTTGCAGTTCCGGCAGTTAAAGTTGTAGAACCTGACTCTACCTGCCAAAGATTAAGACCTCTATTAGCCCATTCAAGCATCATAAGATCAATGCTACGTCTTGCAGTACGCAAGTCATAACCTGTTCTCATTTCAAGACCAGCTAATTCAAATGCTTCTTCTGCAGCTTCAGCTATATCTAAGTTGAAGTCGTTTGTAGTAGATGTAGCCATTTATTAACCATATTTGCGCCTTAATTGATCTTGGTACATCTCTACTTTACCGCCATTATCTACTTTTCCACCACCTTCATATTCCAACATTCCGCCACCAGCATATTTAACTTTTTTGCCAGTTTTTTTAGCATAATCTTTAGCTTTTTTCATACCTTTAGCATCATACTTAAAATGTTTTTTTCCGACTTTTGGCATTATTTATCTCCAGCTTTTCATTTTTGCACGACCTATATTTAATGCACAAATATCAATTAACTTATAAAGTTTACCAATCCATACATCATCTTTAGGGGTTTTAGTAACAGCAGCAATAATACTGGCACAACTAATTATTGCCATTATTAAAGCTATAAAATTTGCAAATGTTTGCATAATTATCTCCGTTATTATTAAAATTTATCATACATCATTAGGATCAAAAAGACCTTTAGCAATTAATAGTTCTCTATTAACTTGATGTTCTTCTTCAATTTGTTTTTATTTTGTCCTTTATATTTTACAGCTAAATGATCATCAACCATCATTAAGTTAATATTTTTATCAGCAACATACATTTCGCCAAGAACTCTACCAAACTTACCTTTTTTATCTTTATGTGTTTTTATAACTACCTGACCTTTAGATAAAGCATCAATTAGATATTCTTTGCTCATTAATCCTCTAACTTTTTCATCTTTGTTTCTTGTTCTGCTTTCTGGCGTGTCAATGCCATATAAACGAACACGACTGGAATAATGAATATCAAAACCCAAATCAATAACGACATCAACAGTATCGCCATCAACAATTCTTTTAACTTCGCAATTATATTCGTACATTCCTATCTTTTCTTTCTAGCTGTTTTAGTTCGTTTAAACGATCTATTCTTGCGTTTAGAAGTAACTTTTAAATTGCTTCTTTTTTTATTTCTAGGATTTCCATCTTTATGATGAACATCTTTGCCATCACCTTTACGTACTTTTCTGGTTTTCTTTAACTTTGCTCTACTTGTATTTCTAGCTGCCCTATTTTTCTTTTGTTTAGGCTTGCCTTGATAATTATCATATTCTTTACGATAATTTCTTTTCTTTTTACGCACTACTATTTTTCGCCTTTAAAACTTTTAGACGAACCACTTGTACCAGCATAAAGTCCAAACCAAGCTGCTCCAGCNCCTACAACAATCGAAATTAATCCTGATTGTTCAAAACTGGGTTCCGGCAAATCCATAAACCAAAATGTTGTGTAGTATAAAAGATACATATAGACAGATAAAAATGCTCTTGGAAAAATTCTCCATGAGTCAATAGCTTGTGCTATAAATATAACCTTCTGATAAGGGTTATTGTTCTTAACATCTTCTAGGTCTCTTATTTTATCTTTAAGCGCACCTATCTCTTGAACCATGTCCATAAACTTACTGAGGTCCATTTCGACCTCATTTCTGTCCATGTCTCCACCAAATCTACCAGATGGATGATATTGATCGTTCATTTTTAACTAGGGTTTGCGTAACCCTTATTAGCCCAAATAACAATACTGTATGTATCACCACTACTGTGATCATTAGTAGTTAATAGCAAATCACCATTAACTCCACTTCCTGCATTGTTAGGTATTCCGGGTAGGGTCATACTACTTTCTGTGAAATCCCAAGTATCTGTCCAATCTTTAGGTGCTTGCATAATGAATTGATTAGAACTAGCATTCCAATATAAGCTAAATCCCATTCCAACATTACTAAACCATATTTTATTTAACACAACTCTGCTACAAGCTTGTCCTGTAACTGCGCTCTTTGTTAAAGCTGAAACGTCAATTTTAGCGACAGCACTTTCTCCAGTGCCATCGCTAATATTTGTAAATTTCATTATTAGGTTTTTGCCACCATCATCAAGTATTGTTTGTGATGTAACTGCATCAGCCATATTAATTCTCCTTATGCGTCAGCAAATGGAGTAACTAAAGTGCCTGATCCTAGTATTCTGCCTTGTATTGAATACTTAGCAGAAGCCATAGCTGTACATATAACAACACTACCAGCTAGTCCACCTTTAGTAGTACCATTCATTGTAACTACATCGTTACTTGCTCCAGATATAAAACTTTTTCCGGCAGCATTAGTAATACCAATATTTACACCGCCAACGAACTTATCAGTTCCATCAGTTAGTATATCCATATCTGTTGCAGCAGTTTCTACTATAAAAGTAAATGTAGCACCTAGATTGTTTAATTGATTTGGGTCAGTTGCATCATCAGGTGCTGTAGCAACGATAGAAGGTAAAGTAAATTTACCATCTGCATCGTTACATAAAAGCACTTTTCCTGCATGAGAAGCAACTGTAAGTGTTGTGTCAGCAGTTAGGCTTACTACAGAAGCGTTCCCTGCCGAAATAAATCCAGCGAGTGATCTAACTGGACCTGAAAAGGTTGATTTTGCCATAATTTTTTCTCCTGAAAAAATAAGTCCTATCGTCTTGGCTTGTCTGCTAGGTCAGTCTATAGGACAATTTACCCCTAGATAAAGTTGATGTGGGTTGAGTGAGAAACCCCCACATCACGGGTTCCATTATGCTAACTTAAAAGTTTACGATGATCCCGAAGAACCAAAGGCTCCAAGCGGATCAGATACTCCAAAGGAATATCTTTCTCTCGCTTTATACCTTACATTACCAGTGTCAAAGTCTCCATCCATGCTAGTTTCCAATGATGTACGTGTAAAGTGTTTTAAACCATTAGGTACATCAGTAATTAAAAACCATGCATTTGTATCTGTCAAGAAGTGATTGACAGCATATCCTTCAGGGATAGTGCCATTCATTTTCATAGCATTTACATCATTATCAGCAGTTGCTGGTCTGAGATCGGATTCTAGGATACGGGTAGCAGTAAACATGCCGTTAGGTGGTACAATCAACTTACGTGGTCTCGCAGCAATTAGGAGTCCTCGCTCGTCTGTCCATCCAGCAATTTGTATCACAGCATTTTCTAACGAAGTTTCGTTAAGGTCTGCTTGTGTACTAGGAGTATTGCTATTTGTTCCGCCTGACACCAATGGGTGTGAGGTTGAGAAGAAATCTACTCCATCGCCAGAATTAAATGAGCCACCTGAAAATCCTTGGTTAAAAGGATTAACAGCTTTTACTTGTTTGGTATAAGCCATACTTCTTGCCAAAGCTTTTGTGTATCTAGCAGAAAGAGAGTCATAAAGGTTATCCTCCATAGCTTCTTCTGTAATACTAAAGCCCATAGCAACAGTTTCGTGGTTATATCGTGCAGTAAAAGATTCTTGCGCATTATCATATGTGATAGCTGAGCCTTCATCTTTGACCGGAGCCTCACCAAATCCACTTAACTTAACTTCTTCCTCGAAAGATCGATCAGAAGATTCAGTTTCATAGAGTTCGGCATGCTCATTCTCGTACTTATCATATTCTAACCCAAACAAAGCGTTTAAACCGGGTAGAAGTTCTTTCAGTAGCTGCGCTCTTGAAATTGCCATTTATTTTACTCCAGTTTAAATTCCAGTCGTGTTATCCATTAGGTGTCCAGCATTAAACTTAACAACTAGATCAGTGTATGAGTCAGCCCATGCATTGCTAGGTGTTTGTACAACATCAATAATCCTTACAGGAAGTGTTGCTGTTGTAGCTGCAGAAGTTGAAATATCTACTGCGTTTTTGCTAGTACCTATTGTGGTAGAACCTGCTGTTTGAACAACCGCACAGTTAGTTCCTAGAGTAGCTTGTGCTGCAGAGCCATCAGCTTGCATTTCAAAGATGACATTTGGATCATCAATAACATATGCATAAGCATCAGAAGCTGCAATAGAAGCAGTCCACATTTGGTTAAACGTTTTCTGGTTTGTATTAGGATCAGTATATGAGCAACCCATAAATATTCCAATTGGTGTACAAGCAGTTGTACCAGTGTCTTTTTCAACAGTACCGGCAGTAACTAGCTTAACAAAATCACCAAAGAATATAGATGTAGCGTAACCACTAGCAATTTGATAGTGGCGCATTTTAGAAGTAAAAGAACCACTCGCACTTAGCGTACCAACGGGTCTTGCACCATAAGGTGCTGCTGTACTACTCATTTTATATCCTTAAATATAATTAATTATGAGACATCAATATTATTGACCGCCTCTCCCAAAAGTAACCTTAGTCCTTTTATCCTTAAACATAGGCATAGCAGGATTTTCTTCTTTCATGTAGTTTGAATCAACTGCTCCCATCTGTTGAGAAGCTAAGTTTTGATAATACTCTCTACGCTTAGCTACTTCTTCTTCTGGTGCTTTACATAAAAGAAGTCCACCTACTTCGATACAGTTTGGATACTTAGAACCCTCATCTGTAACAATGTTTACTTCAGGATGATCCTCTGCCCTTACAGGTTCCCAACCTTCTCTGAGCCTTGTAGATACATTTATGTTATCAGATTGCCCTGCAGCAGCAGTACGAATCCAACGATAAACATATCCGGGTTCAGGTGTAGGATCAGGAAGTAAGTTTGGAGGGGTCCAAGGTTTACTTCGCTCATCTTTTTCTCTAGTCTCCAGTGAGCGTGGAGTGCGCTTTTCTTCTAACTTATCCATTACTTTTTTAACTCCTTCATAAATTGAGTTGCATATTGTTCCGGTGTAAGTCCAAGTCTTCTTGCGAGGTCAACTTGTGTCCTAGTTAACTGCACTGAGCGCTGTTTTGTACCTGCTCTATTAGCAGGTGCTACCACAGTCGAAGGTGTATGAGTCGTTGCAGTATTCGACTCATTAAAACGTTCCGGAAATCTATTTTTTACAGCGTTATCAATTTCGCCATAATATTTTTCTGAATCCCTTATGGGATCAATTCCTTGTCTGACTAATTTAGCATGCATACCATAGGCTAAAGCAGTCATATCCTCATTGCCTTCTTTCTCAAACCAATCATTATTCCTGATGTATTCTATAGCAGCAGGATCAAGTTGTGGTTGTTCAACAGGCTGTTGTGGAATTTGTTGTTGCATACTTTGTTGATATTGCTGTTGTTGCCCATTCATTCCATTTTTTACTAGGAACATAATTATCAACATAAGCTTTATCAGCAAAAGCTGCATTCATTTTTTCTTGTGCATCTAAAAGTTTATCGGTGTCTCCAGCTTCATAAGCCTGTTTATAATCTGACTTTGCTTTTTCTATTTCAGCAGTTGTCCTAGTTTTAAGACTATTAACTAAAGCTTCTTCACTTTTAGATACAGTTTGTTTTAACTTTTCGTTTTCTTCTTGAAGTTGACGAGCAAAAGTAACAGCTTCATCCCTTGTACGTGCAGCTTGTTCTTTTGAGCGTCTTTCTTCGTGATAATCGTACTTTAGTTTATCAATACGTTTTTTGGTTCTATCGCCAATGCCTTCTATTTCTTCATCAACGTTATCAGAAGATGCTCTTTTAGGTTTTTGATCTTCTTCAGGTCGATCATCAACGATATCAATTTGTAATTCCTTTTCAGGCTCTGGAACCTCTATAGTATTAGAGTCCGGTAACTCAATAAAATTTTCTGAACTTTCTTGAGTATTTTCTGCTAATTCATTTCATGCTCTTTGAATTCCTCTAGGATCATCTATAACAGCTTACAACAGTATCATCATTAATTAATCTGAATTCCTTTCCATGAATACTAATTCTAGTTCCACTAAAGGCTCTCATAACTACCCAATCACCTTCTTTACACCAAGGTCCAGTAGGAAATTTACTTTCGTCTTTATAACAATCGCTTCCCATAGCCATAACAAATCCTGTTACTGATGCAGTTTCTTCAATGCGGATGGTTTCTTCAGCTTTGAGGATTCCACCTGCTGTTTTTTCTTCTGCTTCCGGTAATGCTATTAAGATTTTGTATCCTGTAGGTTCAGGTAATTGTGAAGCCGATTTAGGCTGAATAGCCTCATCTTCTTCGATTTTTTGTACTGCTTCTGTTGCCATAAGTTTTCCTTATGCTGCATCAATATTAATAAGGGCTATGATGTTGCCCATCGTTTCTACATGAAACGTGCATATCTTTACGAGTCAACGATTTTGCTTAAAGCATCATCTATTTCACGAAGGGCGATACGTAAACCCTGTATATTACCTTTTAGACGATTCAATTCAGACATATTGTCAATATCACCATCTACTATAATATCTGTAATTCTGTTTATCTCATTGTTTAAACGATCTGTCAAGAATTCTGTAAAAGAATAATCACTTGGTTGCATACTATTCCGTAGTTTTATCTAATAATTTATCAGCGATTTTTCTTCCTAACTCAGCACCTTTGGTTCTTTCTTGTGCTGAAGTTTTAGCTATATCTACACCGATCTCTGCACCTTTCATTTTAAGATCAGCTTCTATTTTGATTCTTTCTAATTCATCTGTCATTAAAGCTTTTTGCATATCTGCAGCTAATTTTAGCTTCATCAGAAGCTGCTTTTGATTGTGTCTTGCNTTTGTTTTATTTCAAGTTCTTGTCTTTGCATTTGAAGAACAGGGTCTTCCATTTGCTCTTGTATTTCTTGTTGTTGTGCTTCTTGCATGTTTTTACCTAGCAATTGTTCTGCTGCTGCTGCAACAAGACCAGAAAGCCTTTCTTCTATTTCTGGAGGTAAAGGTTCTCCTGCTGGTGGTAATTCTGTGCCTAGTTCTTGTTCTATTTGTTTTCTGTATTCAAAACCTAAATGTTCAACAATATGCGCACTCAATGCTCCTTGCATTGCATCTGCATTTGGTGCTTGTCCTGCTAATTCTTGTATTTTAGGGTCTTGAATCATAGACATATGAACAGATATATGTGAAGGATGATCTTGATATTCAAACGCTTTAACAGGTTTACCATTCAATATGTTCATATTTTCTGAAACTGGATCAGTAGGCTTCAAATCATCTTCTATTGGAATGATATCTTGTGGATCACGTATGCCAAGAACCTCTAACATCTGCCTATGCAGTTTTGGCATGTCATACATTTGAGGTGCAGACTGTGCTAATTGCAAAGCAGCTTGATATTGCATGATTCTTTGAGCCATAGTTGCTGCATTTGGGTCAGAAACAGGAATTATATCGACTCTATCGTCAAAATCGCTTGATTTTATCGTTTCATCGCCATCAATTTCGTATTCATAAGCTTCTGGCATGTAATCTTTGATGATTTCAGACAAAATACCCAATTCTTTACGCATTGAAGCGTGTAATCTTGACTGAATAGCACTCATAACCTTCATATTTCGCTCTAAAAGGGCTAATGTAGTGCCAACTGGTGCTTGATTGTTCATATCTGACACTTTTAAGTCAGTAATTGAAGCAAATCTGCGTCCTTCTTCAACAATATTGCCTAATAGTTGATATAAAGTGCCTGATGGCTCTTTGTAAGGAAGAAAAGTGATGTTATCTCTTATGCTTCCACCCGGAACATCAACATCCCTGAACTCACCGGGATATATTGGGCTGTCATCGCCTTTAATTCTAAGCCCTCTGGTCTTTAAACCACCCGGCAAGTTAGATAAAGTACCTGCATCAACCAGTTGTCTAAGCAAAGAAGTGGCAGATTTAGCTAATCCACCCACCATATGTATCAAACCAAAGCCATAAAAGCCTAATCCGGGCATGTATTGGTAATGAACAAAGTGCTGTCTACGCATTTTCTGTGGATCACCTTCCATATAGTTGCGTCTTATTGACAAAATAGTGCTTGAACCCTTATCAATAGTAACAACGTAAGGCAATGCAATGCCTGTTTTCTCTCCATTGACAATATCTTCAAACCCTTCTAGGTCTAAATCAACATGCATTTCAAGCAAAGTGTGCATTCCATCTTTACTATAAGTATTCATTTCATACTCATAGTTAGGTGAATCGCCAGTTAACTCTCCATACTTATCTTTTATCTTATCTGACATAGAGCCAGATTGAGGTAAATCTACATTTCTATAAAAGTCAGCGTATTGAAGTTTTAAAATATCATTTAAAGTCATACGCATAACATGTGTTGCACGTACAGCAGTAGCTAAATCAGATGCACCATAACTAACAACAAAATCTTCTGCAGGAATAAACATAGAACAAGGTCTTTGCATGTTTACATCCCAATAAATCTTTTTAAATGCAGAACCGGCTAATGGCAAACTGAATAACATTCTTTCAACTTCATTACGATATTCAGTCATTTGTTCAGTTAAAAGATAATTCATGTAATCTTGTACACGCCTAGACTGTTTTTCTTTTTCTTCTGTTAGTTTGCCAACTATGTTTGTTCTAACTGGACCGCTTGCAGGCAATATTTCACCTACAGCCTGTGATTGAAATCTAACAACTGCTTCTGAAAGCATAGGATGATAAACGCCACAGGCTCCAGCCCAAGGCTCTGATCTTTCTTCAATCTTTAATCCTAGATTGTCAAGTCCTTCAATATAAGTTCTTTCCCAATCTGCTCTTGAATCTTTATCTGATTCAAATGCACCGATTAATTCATTGGCTAAATTTTGTAAATCACGTTCATCAATGAATTCTGAAAGATTTGCATTGAACTCAACTTGTGTATCTGCATTAGGATCAAAGTCGATAATCATTCCACCATCATCAGTTTCAATAGCAACTGCTTCAGGATTGACGATTGTTATATCTGCATTTTCTGCCATTAGTTAAATTTTAAACAAATTAATAGTAATCAGCAAACCTTTCAACAAGTTCTTCTTCAGGTTCATCATGCGACAAAGAAATAAATCCACCTTGTCTATACCTTAGTAAAGCTTGTGTTGATGAGTCAACTAAGTCATCGTGGTCTCCTACTGGAAATGAAGCAAACTGTTCTATTACTTCTTCAGCCCATCTTTTAGCAGGACACCATACTGTACCTGATGCAAATAAATCTGCAACAGCGTTTACACGTGCTACCTTATCATTTCCTCTTGATGGTGTAAATTCTTGAACAGGAATGCCCATTCTGCGTAATTCAAATATTAAAGGCGATCCTGCTGCTTTTGTCTTCAACAATAAATAGCATCTGGAATCCAAGATTGATACTCATCATATGCCCTACGTTTCAATTCAGGAAATTCCATTCTTTCTTGAAAAGCATCTAAAAGAATAATATTAGGAGCCATATATCCATCATCATTCTCTTGATAGAAAACACCCCATGTAGTACACGCTGAAAAGTCAGCACGTTGTGTTTTTAGAAATGCTGTATCCCAAGACTGAATAATAAACTGACATGGTGGTGGGTCTTTTTTCTCCCAAGTTTTCCACCATTCTCTTTTTTACCAATGCGCCTTCTTCTGATGTTGGATTTTTGTTGATATTGCGCTTCCCAATGAGGTACAGGCAATGTTGCTCTAATTTTTTCTAGTTCTTCTAGTTTCCAATATTCTTCCCATAAACTTCTGCCAGAAGGTAAAATAGCTGGCAATTCAATTACTTCCCATTGATCACTACCATCCCTAGTAATACTGTCGTGTAAGATTGATCCACATAGGTCTTTCTTACCCCACCTAGTCATTACAATAATAATCGCACCACCGGGCTGTAAACGCTGTCTAGGACCACTTAAATACCAATCATAAGTGCTTTCAAATATTTTAGGATCAGCAGACTGACCTTGTTGTTCTGAATGAGGATCATCAATAATTAACAAATCTGCACCACGACCAGTTACCGCACCGCCTACACCAATTGAAAAGTATTCACCGCCACCCGAAACGTCAAAACGACCAGCAGCTTTACTGTCGAGATTCAAAGCCACATCTGGAAATATTGTTTGATATTCTTCACTATCAATTAAGTTTCTAACCATACGACCAAACCTTAATGAAAGTTCTGCAGTATGCGATGCCATAATAATTTTTTTATCAGGTGCATTACCGACTATCCAAGCAGGAAGTAACCAAGATGTTAACTGTGATTTACCAAAACGAGGTGGCATATTAATCATTAAACGATTGCATTTACCTTGAGCAACACGTTCAAAAGCTTCAGCCATTTTACTATGATGTGCGCCACAAATGAACTCAGACCATACAGAACCGCAGAAATCTAAAAAGTTTTCTTGACCTTTTTCACGTACAACAGATGTTTCCAAATGTTTAATTAATTGGTCTAGTTCCCTTCTCTGTACTGCGTTTAAACGTGATAAACGTTCAGGAGTCATTAAAGACATAACTTGATCTATTTGTTGAGTATCAACTTTCATAGCTACATATAGTATTGTCAACCATGTTAAAACACAATATAATGCGTTGCAAGGGTATCTCTAATATCGGGCTGTCTTATTACAAATCCTACAATCCAGTCCTCACCCTTTTTTGAGCCGGTCTAATATGCGCAGATCGGCTCATCTGCATCCGAAGGTGGCAATTAGCATATAGACAGCACCGGCAGGTGCTTAAAAAAACACATACACATATATATCCCTATAGGATTCCTTACCTCCCCTAGACACAAAAACAGGGGGTAGGGGGTAATGTAAACCACTATGTTAAAAAAAAGCTAAAATATGGTGAGTAAATATTTAAAACACTATGTATATGCGGTGCGTGTGGATGTTATGTGCGTGTGAGGGGGGTGGGGGTGCGAAATTAGTGTGCGTAGCCATAATCTTTATGGCTTTCCTGTACGAATTTGAACAGCGTTTAAACTGCCTAATGGATAATATCGTCCTTATCTTCGATAACATTGCCTAACAGACCTTTGATTCTGTCCATGATCTCATTAGAACTCTCACTAGAGGTTTCCTCTACTTCTATTCTATCCTTGTACAGATTGGCAACCTTCCCTCTGTAATGCTCTGCTGATACAGCAGAACCCATCTGACCGCTTTCTACTGCCTTATCTCGTAGCTTCGCTAGTTCTATAAGATGCGACTCCTTATCTACAAG